CGTACGGTAACAGCGGACGGTGCATGCGGATCGTCGCACGCGGGATCGTCGCCACGACCGGTACCCCGACACTGAAGGTCGCGCTCGGACTGAACACCACCCAGGGAACCGGCGCCCCGGCGATTGTCCTCGCGTCGACCGGGGCGTTCACGACCGCTTCCGGTATCGCTAACGGGTTGTGGGAGCTGGAAGTCGGGATCGACATCAACCAGATCGGGACCACCACGTCCAGCCTAGACGCGCTCGGTTCGTTCCGTATCGGCGTGGGTAACAACGCAGCCACCACCGCGATGGTCGGGTACATGGTCGGATCGTCAGCGGCGATCACCACCGTGGTGCCGACTACCTCGTACTGGCTGGAGATGTCAGCTCTGTGGGGGACGGCATCCGCGTCGAACACGATCACGTGCTTCCAGTACGAGGTGCTTGGCCTGAACTGACCGCCTGACTTCACCGAGAGGGCGGTGACCCCGCATGCCAGCACCGTCCCTCGTCGTCTACAAGGACGCTTACGCGATCCAGGCTGCTACCACCCAGGTCCTGACCCAGCGGACTGTCGCTACCGGGGACGTGGTGGCGGTTGTCGGGCAGACCGAGGATTTCACGGCGTTCAAAGTTTCGTCCCTGGCTAAGTCCGCCGGTACCGCGACGATCGGGACGGTCACCAAGCAGCAGGAAGCCGGGACGGCTGCTTTCTGCGGCAACGGCCTGTTCACGTTCACCGTGACGGCGGGCGGCACCCTGACGCTGACCGCGACGTTCAGCGCAACCCCCGGCAGCCGGCATACGACGTTCTGGACGTTCGTCGCGACCGGTTCCGGTGGTGTCGGGGGCACGAACAAGACCACCACGTCGGTCACGACGATCACCGCTTCGCTGACCACATCGGCGAACAGCGCCGTGATCGCGATAGCGTCGGACTGGTCCGCTCAGGGTGGCGCGACGACCACGCTGACCCCGGCCGGGTTCGCCTCCCCGGTGGACGCGCACGAGACAGACGGCGTGGTCGACCAGTCTGGCAACGGGCTGATCATGTCCTCGCGGGGCGGGCACTGGGCCGACACCGGAGCCCCGGCTACCACGTCGTACGGTGTCACCGTCCCCACCTCAGCGAAGTACAACCTGGTGGTCTGCGAGCTGCTGGGTGTGGCTGACGCCGGTACCGCCACCACCAGCAGGGCTGCGCCTGGCCCGGCGTGGCGGCTTCGTCACCGGCAGGGGAACAGGCCGAAACCGCGAATCATCCTGGTTCCGGGTTCCGCTGTCAGCCCGGACGTAACTGTCAACGCACCGGCGGTCGAGGCGACCGGTTCGGTGCCGCAGGCCGTCATCAGCGAAGCGCTGCCGCTGGCCGCTGTCACGGCGACAGGCACGGCACCGCAGGCGGTAGCGAACGTACGGGTCCTCGCGGGTATCCCCACAGCTACGGGCACGGCACCGGCACCTGTCGCGGCACCCGCCTTCCTGCCCGGCGTCCCCACCGCGGCGGGCGCGGACATCGCGGTCCCGAACGTCCAGGTCCTCGCCGGGATACCCACGGCGACGGGTACCGCGCCTGCGCCTACGGTTGTCACCGGGCTGATCATCAATGCCCCCGCCGTGACAGCGACGGGGACCACGCCGCAGCCTGTCGCGTCGATCTCGGTCCTGCCCGGTGCGCCTACCGCGACGGGCACCCCCGCTGCGCCTGTTCCCGCCAGCCAGGTCACGGCAGCAGTCCCGGCCGCGACGGGCACCGCACCGCAGGCGGTCGCTAACATCAGGCCGGTGGCCGGCGTCCCGGCCGCGACGGGGACCACGCCGCAACCTGTCGTTGCCTCGTCGGTGCTGACTGGTGCGCCTGCCGCGGTGGGTGGCGCGGCAGCGGTCGTGAACGCCCGCATGGCGGCTGCCGCTCCCGCAGCGACCGGTACCGCGCCGCAGCCTGTAGCGTCGATCGGGGTCCTGCCGGGTATCCCGGTGGCTACCGGGACCGCGCCTGACCCGACGATCAGCACCGGGATGGTCGTGAACGCCCCGGCTGTCACCGCGACAGCGGTGGCACCACCTGGGGTGCCGTCAATCTCGGTGCTGCCCGCTGTACCGGTCGTGACGGGCACCGGCCCGCAACCGGTCGCGGGCCTGTCCCCGCTGGCCGGTGCGCCCGCCGCCACCGGCCAGGCCGCTGCGGTCGCGAACGTCAAGCCGGTAGCACCAGCACCGGCCGCGACGGGCAGCGCGCCGCAGCCCGCAGCTTCTATCTCGGTGCTCGCCCTGGTCGCCACGGGCACGGGTGCCGCGCCCGCCCCGGGGATCGTGACCGGGCTGATCATCAACGCCCCGGTCGTGACCGCCACGGGCACCGTCCCGCAGCCAGCCGCGGCGATCACCGTGTTCGCGCTCGTACCCGCCGCTACAGGCTCGGCACCGGTGACGTCCCGTGGTGTCGGCGCGCCGATCGCGGTAGCGGCGGGTGTCGTGCCGCAGGCTCAGGTAGCCGCCGCGGTCAACGCGCTGATCGCGGTCATCACCGGTACGGCACCGGCTGCGTCCGTTTTCTCGGTCCTCCCGCACGTGACCGCACGGTCCACGTCGGCGGTGACCGAACCTAACCTTTCCTCGTCGGGTGTAACCGATCCGAGGGAGGCTGCGGCGGCGGTCACCCGTCTGGCTGTCAGTACGTACACCTCGACATACCCTGCCACATACACCGCTGTGCAGGTCACCTCGGTATCCTCTGCGGTCAGCGGTAAAGGTGGCTCAGCGTCGATCTCAGAGCCCCGTGAGGGGTCCTCGTCCGTCAGCTAGGAGGGCAGCGTGTCGAGCAACGTCTTCTACGACAACGCCAACGAGTTCGCTACCCTCACCGTCACGTTCAAGGTGAACAACGTGGCGACCGACCCTACCGCCGTGTCGTGTATCATCACCGACCCTTCGGGCGCTTCGGTCACGCACACGTACGCCGGGACGGCACCCGCTGACATCACCAAGACCAGCACCGGTAACTACAAACTGGACGTGGCGTGCTCCCCGTCCGTCACCGGGATCGAGGGGCTCTGGTCGTACGCGTGGGTGGGGACCGGGACCGCTTCGGATGTGCAGCCGGGCGCGTGGCGGGTCCTGGCCCTGGACCAGGCCCGCTGGTATGTCGGACCGGACGAGCTGAAAGACCGCCTCGGTATCACCGACACATCCGACGATTCGATCATCGCGGACGTGTGCTCGGCGACGTCCCGGTGGATCGACCAGTTCTGCGGGCGGCATTTCTTCCGGATGACCGACACGCGCACCTACCAGCCGGAAGACATCTGGCTGCTGAACACCGACGACCTGGTGTCGGTCACCACCCTTAAAATCGACACCGACGGCGACGGGGTGTACGAGACAACGTGGACGTCTGGGACTGACTACATGCTCAAGGTCGGGGAGCGGAGTTTCAACACCGGTCAGTACGGTGAGCCCCGCCCGTACACGCAGATACAGGTCCTGAAGGGCGGCGGCACATTCTTCCCGTTCACATGGGCGTTCACGCACCCGGACCGGGTGCAGATCACCGGCGTGTTCGGGTGGCCGCAGGTCCCCTCCGCGATACACCAGGCTGCGCTGCTGATCGCTTCGGACTGGTTCAAGCTGAAGGACGCCCCGTGGGGTGTCGCGGGCATGGGTGACTTCGGCGTGGTGAAAACATCCCCGAACCCGTGGATATCCGACCAGCTTCGTCCTTACATCAGAGGACGCGGGAAAGTCGGGGTGTAATAGGGGTATGAAACCGGTCGAGACGAAAGTGAAGGCTGGCACCGCCGCAGCGGCAGTGTCGGGGATCATCCTGTGGGTCCTCGGCCAGTACGTGTTCAAGGGCACGGTCCCTGATGTCGTGACATCCTGGGTGTACGTCCTCGTCCCCGCAGCGGTCACGTTCGCGGCCGGGTACGCCGCCCGGCACACCCCCCGCCCAGCAGAACCTGATGAAGCAGCCGAAGCACAAAAGGTCTAAGGCGCAGCGGGCCGCGTCCCGGACGTGGGCCGCAGCCGGGCGGGCGTCGCAGAAGAAGAAACGCGATTTCGAGTTGTCGCACCACCTGCCGACCCGGTCGAAGGCGCAGAAACAGGCGTCGCTGAAATGGCGGGCGGCAGGACGGGCGGCGCAGTCACGGAAAGCCGCCGGGCTGAAACCGCTACCGAAGCACAAGCCGGCGCTGGCAGGCGGCACAGCCGGGACCAGCCTGGTCTTGCCGTCGCTGGCCGCGGCGAACCGGGTGTGGCCGTGCTGCACCGCGACAGCCATAGCCGCGCACCTGTACGTCACTTGCGGTATCCTGGCGTCTGAGGATGACATTATGGCCCTGCACCTCGCCGCCGGCGGGGAGGACGGGGCCTACATACCGGACCTGCTGGAGGTTGCCAGCAGCGGTTTCGCAGGCACCCGGATCAGCAGGTTCTTCCCAGTGTGGGACGTGTCCCTGCCGGGGATCGTCGCGGGGCTGCGGCTGCCCGGCGGCACGCACGCGGCTCTTCTCCTTCCCCGGGGCGCGTGCGTGTCCTGGGGCAGCATCCTCCCCGTCACCGGGACGGTCACCGAAGCGTGGCACGCCGAATGGGAGGCCATTGATGGCCACTAATAAGACCCGCGAGAGCGACGCTCCGCGTGTACGACCCTGGTCTTCGGGTATCACAGCGCCCCACCCTACATGCCACGAATGCACGTGGGTTCACTCGGGTAATAAGTTCAAGCTGAAGTTCGTGAACCGGGCCTGCCGGCAGCATGGCCGTCTCGCGTAGGCTGACCTGGTGGCCGACTACGACGGGATCAGGCAGGGCCTCGCCGCTGCTATCACCACGCAGACCGGGCTGCGCGCCGAAGCGGACGCGCCCGGGGCTGTCAGCCCGCCGTGCGCCGTGATCATCCCCGGCCGTCCCGCGATCACGTACGGGCAGACCATGGACGGGGAGGTCGACCTGAATATCCTCGCGGTGGTCCTGCTGTCCGCAGCGAATGACACGTCCGGGCAGCAGAACCTGGACGCTTACCTGGCTTCGTCGGGGGTGAAAAGCATCAACGCCGCCGTGAACGCCGACCCGACTCTCGGGGGTAAATGCGAGTACGCGGTCGTGAACGCGGTGCAGCAGTACGGGATGATCGACTACGCGGGGCAGCAGTACATCGGGGCGACGTTCCTGATCCAGGCGGGGGCGCACGGGTGAGGCAGGTGTGGCTGTGCCCGTCCCGTGGACGGCCTCATAACGTGGCGCGGCTGCGGAGCGCGTGGGGGGAACTCACCCGCTCCGCTGAGCTTCTCATCGCCGTGGACGAGGACGACCCGCAGCTACCCGCCTACGCTGAGGACGGGGAGGTCACCGTGTGCCCGCCGCTGGGCCTGGGTGGTGTCATCAACTGGCTCGCCCAAAGGGTCGCTCCCCTCTGCAACCACATAGGGTTCCTCGGCGACGACCACTGTCCCCGCACCCCGGGGTGGGACCGGATGCTCACCGAAGCGCTAGACGGCAGGCTGGGCGTGGCGTACGGGAATGACCTCCTCCTCGGGGAACTGGTCCCGACCGCCGCGCTGGTCTCCTCGGAGCTGATCACCGGCCTGGGGTACATGGTCCCGCCGGGGGTGGAGCATCTGTGCCACGACATGTTCTGGAAAGAACTCGGGCAGGCGACTACGCTGGCGTACTGCCCGGACGTGATCATCGAGCATGTTCACCCGACCGCGGGGAAAGCACCGTGGGATGAGGGATACGCGCGGGGTAACTCCCCGGAACGGTACGAGCAGGACGGCGCCGCGTACAACACGTTCCTCACGAGGAAGTGGCCTTCGGACCGGGACGCGCTGCTGGGGGCGCTGACATGAAGGTGACCCTGGTGTCGTGCCGGTCCCCGTTCCTCGACGACGACCGGATCTACCCGCCGCTGGGCCTGCTGTACCTGAAAGCAGCCATCCACCGTGAGCACCTCGAAGCGGAGGTGTACCTGGTGGATGATTACGACCCGGACGATCTCAGCGAGTTCGCTGACAGTGATGTGGTCGGCGTGTCGGTCATGACCCCGCAGCGCGCCGAAGCGGACCGGCTCGGCCAGGCTATCCGGGCACGGTGGCCGGAGAAGACCCTGGTGGCGGGCGGGCCGCACGTCCGGCACTACCACCGGGACATGCACGGGCAGCCGTGGGATTACCTGGTCGGCGGGGACGGGGAGAAGGTCCTGCCCGCGATCATCCGCAAGGACGTGGTGCAGCGTCTCACGTTCGACCAGATCCCCCGGCAGGAGCTGGCGGGGATGCCGCGCCCGGACCGGCTGGGTGAGGCGGATTTCCTGAAGAACTATTCGTACTCCCTCGCCGGGCTGAAGTCCACGACGATGATGCTGGGCCGGGGCTGCCCGATGGCGTGCAAGTTCTGTGAGGACGCCCGCACCCTGACCCGGTGGACCTCCCTGGGTAACGCTGAGGCGGAACTGGACGACATCACGGCCCTGGGGTACGAAGGGGTGTACCTGTTCGATGACCTGTTCGCGATCAACCTGGGCAAGTGCCGCCCGTACCTGGACCTGCTCAAGAAGTCGGGGCTGAGGTTCCGGTGCAACGTGCACGCCCGTTTCATGACCGCCGAGTTCGCCGATGCGCTCGCGGACGCGGGGTGCGTGGAGGTGGCGTTCGGGGCGGAGTCAGGGTCGCAGCAGATCCTGGACCGGATCGACAAGAAAACCACCGTGGCCCAGAACTACGACTGCGTCCGCCACTGCAAACAGCACGGGATCACGGTGAAAGCGTTCGTGATGATCGGGCTGCCCGGCGAGACGAGGGCTACTGTCGCGGACACGGAGCGGTTCATCGCCACGTCCGGGGTTGATGACGCGCAGATCGCGATCTACTACCCGTACAAGGGCACCCAGCTCCGCGTGGAGATGGACTCCGGGACCGCCACGGACCTGGCGTTCACCGGTGAGGCGCTGGGCGCGTACGCGCAGGCGAACACCGGCACCGACTCAGTGGTCCGCACCCCCGACCTGACCGCGCAGGACCTGGTCAAGATCCGCGACGCGCTCATCCGCACGTACAAGTTCCGTTCCCACGTGGGCGCGCAGGACGGTTTCTTCGACGCGCACCTGGTCTCCCATGCGGGTTTACGACAGCTTCCTCTTCCGTGACGAACTCGATATTCTCGAATGCCGCCTGACCCAGCTCGAGGGCACCGCTGACTTCCACATCCTGGTCGAATCACCCGAGGATCATCAGGGCCACCCCAAGCCGCTGTACTACGAGGAGAACCAGGACAGGTTCGCCCCGTGGAAAGACCGGATCATCCACGTCGTCACCGAACTAGCCGGTACGGTCGCGATGGAACGGGAAGGGCAGCAACGCGAAGCGGTCCGCACCGGCCTGGCCGGTGCCGACCCGGATGACATGCTGATCCTCGCGGACGCCGACGAGATCCCCTCACCGCTGGCCATGCAGGCGGTCCGGGACCGGGTGTGCGGCGTGGTCGACATGAAATGCTGCTTCTTCTACGCGGACCTGATGTGGGGGACGCCGCTGCGGACTTCCGTGTACACCACAGTCGCCGCCGCGACCGCTAAGGGGATGATGGCAACCCGGCGGGGGGTGTGGGCGGAAGGCCCGGTGATCTGCCAGGAAGCGCTCGGCGGGCACCACCTGTCGTTCCTCGGCGGACCCGAAGCGGTCCGCGCCAAGCTGGACGCGCACTGCCACACCGAGCTGAATGGTGACGTCGAGACGTGGCTGATCAAGAACGACCCGGAGTACAACCCGTTCGGCCAGACATACGGTGGTGGTCCGCTGCTCCCGGTGGACGTAGACTCGACGTGGCCCCGGTGGATCACCGAACGCCGATGCCCCCCGTCATGGTTCCGGCCGAGAGAGTAGCAGACCCGTGCGCATCCTGATCGTCCACCCCGGCCCCAACTTCAGTGTCGCTGACGTGTACGCCGGGTGGACCGAAGCGCTGAACGAGCTGGGCTGCGAAGTCGAAGGGTACAACCTGGACGACCGGCTCACGTTCTACTCCCACGCGCTGATGCCGGACGGGGAACCCGAAGACGGCATGGTGAAACTCCGCCGGGCGATGACCGACGACCAGGCGATCTACGCGGCGGTGCAGGGCCTGTCCCACGTCATGTACACGTACTGGCCGGACGTGGTCCTGTTCATCTCCGGGTTCTGGATGTCATCCGGGTTGCTGCACACGATCCGGCAGCGCCGCCACAAGATCGTCATCCTGCACACCGAGTCGCCGTACCAGGACGAGTCGCAGCTGGTCCGCGCGGACTTCGCGGACATCAACCTGATCAACGACCCGCTGAACATCGACCGGTACGCCGACCTGGAAGGGCATGTGGAGTACATGCCGCACGCGTACCGGCCGGGCCTGCACCACCCGCTCCGCAAGCATGAGAAGCCGGACCCTGCGCTGGCCGCGGACCTGGCTTTCATCGGGACCGGTTTCCAGTCGCGGGTGAACTTCTTCGAGGCGATGGACCTGGAAGGGCTCGACGTGATCCTCGGCGGGTTCTGGACCGACATGCCGGAGGATT